GATGATGCTGGCCGCGCTGGCCGCGATCCCGGTGATGATCACCGTCACGCTGCCCTCGCCGTTCATGCTGTGCTCCCGCAGCGCGCTGTAGATCTCCGCGCCGGCGATCACGTCCCCGCCCGGGCTGTTGATGTGAACCGTCACGTTCTTCACGCCCTTCAGGGCCTTCCGGAAGTCCTTGGCGATGCAGGCGTCGTCGCTGGTAAACCAGCCTTTTTCCGCCACAATCTCGCCGTCAATGTCCAGCACGCCGTCCTCCGGGATCTCGGCGTCGTTCTGCAGGTTCCAGAATTTCGTCATTCAGACTGCTCCTCCTTTCCCTCAGAATCGTCGCCGGACTGCACCTGGCCGCCCAGGAGCAGCTCCGGATGCTCAACGGCGATCCGCAGCGGGATCAGGTCCCGGCTGCTCATCAGCTCGTTGCCCATCTTGTCCGGCGGAAGCCCCAGATCCCTGCGGACTTCGTTCGGTTTCCGCCAGCCGCCGCGGATGGCCATCTGGTTCCGCTCGGCGGTGGTCTTCACGTCCGTCCGGGTCAGGCTCGTCACGTCAAACCGGAACCGATACCCCTCGGCGTACATGTCCGGGGTCAGCACCTTCCGGTTGAATTCCTCCTCCCACTGCTCGACCTTCGGGCCGATGGTCAGCGTCAGGTATTCCAGCGTCTGCTGCTCGTTGTTCCCGGGGCTGCTGTCCGCGTAGTCCCCCAGCATGTGGGGCGGCAGGTTGTACACCGTGGCCACCCGGTTCCGGGTGATCCGCTCCACGTTCATCACCTGGGCGTCCACGCTGCTGTTGGCGAAGTTGGTGGCGGTCATGCCGCCCTCCAGGATCACCACGCTGCGCCCGCTCTTCTCGTAGGTTTCCAGGAACCGGTTCACGGCTTCATCCTTCTGCGCCTGGCTCAGGCCAACGTTCGGCACCGTCAGCATGATGCCGTGGTTCACGCCGTCCAGCTGGTCCAGGCTCATTTCCTTCACCTGGGCGTCATAGTCCAGGCTCTTCCGCAGCACGTCGATGGGCCGGATCCCCTTGATGCCGTTGGCGCTGATGTGCTTGATCGCCAGGATCAGGAAGCCCGGCGCGTAGGCGATCTCCCCGTCATCCATCTGCACCGCGTACCAGATGTTCCCCTCCTCGTCCTTCTTCGGGGTCACCTTCAGCGGGTTCAGGATGTCCAGCCGCATCAGCTGCCCCTGCTGGTTCAGCACCTGCAGGGCGTAGGCCGTGCCCTCCGTGTTCAGGAACACCTCCATGGTCTGCTTCCAGCTGAAGGCGCTGAAATTCGGGTGCGGCTCCAGGCTCACGATCCGCTCCAGCGGGTGGTTCTCCTGGATCTCGTACCCCTTGTACAAGTGCATCGGCATGCTGGCCATGGTGTTCGCGATCCGGCTCACCGCGGCGTAGATCGCCTCGTTCCCCGTGATGGTCGCGTCCGCCCGCGGCCGGTTGATGATCCGCAGGTCCCGGCTCCGCACCGGCCTGGGCTTGTCCCTCGCCTGCGCCTTGTGCCGCCGCCTGTCAAATGGCCACATGATCATTCACCTCATTTTCAGTAAAAACATTTCACCCGAAGGTGGTCTGGAGGGCGATCGGAAAGCCCTCCAGGTTAGAAGCTCTCAAAATCATCGTCTATTTCCACCGGCGCCGCCTGCCGCTTCGCCGGCGTCAGTTTCAGCTCCGCCAGGTGCCGCCGCTGCTGTTCCGTGTAGGCCCTCAGCTGCGCCGGGCTCTTGTTCTCCGCCCAGTAGGTCTGCCGGCCGTTCCGCCGCTCCTGGCCCAGGCCACGCTGCGCGATGTCATCCATCAGCATCTGCTTCACCTGTTCCGCGTAGGCAATGTCCGCCACCAGCATCTGATCCGGATCCGTCAGCCCCTCCGGCCGCTTCTCGCAGGCATCGCATAGCCGGTCATACATGTGCCGGGCCCGCCGGTCCGTGATCCGCTGGTAATGTTCCTTCCGCAGCGTCTCGTTCATTTTCCTGTCCTCCTGTCCTTGTCCGGTCCCACAAATAACACACTTGCGCCGAAGGTGGCCTGGAGGGCGACCGGAAAGCCCTCCAGTTATACCCGGATCACCCGCATGGAGTGATCCTTCACCCTTTCCAGCGTCTTCCGCTTTTTCTTGCTCCGCCTCTCCGGGTGCCGGATCTCATGGCACCCGTCGCACAGGCTCACCAGGTTCTCCAGCACCAGCTCCAGGTCCGGCCGCTCGCTGCGCGGGATCACGTGGTGCACCATGGTCGCCCGTTTCGGTTTGATGCCGATCCCGGCCCGCATCCTGTCCATGCAGTCCACACACATCCCGTTATCCCGCGCAAGCGCGGCCTTCCTGAGCCTCTTCCACTCTTTGGAATGGTAGAACGGATCGCTTTCCTTGTAGTCCGCCATCCGTTCCCCTCGCTTTCTTCAGTAACCCGGGAGCAGGGACAGGTCTGCGTCCCGGGGCAAAGAAAAGGCGGTCGGGAGATCATCTCATCCCGTCCGCCCTGCTTTGGCAGCTTGAACTTTATCATGGGTCCCGCGCATCTTCAAGAACCGGACGCGCGCTGCACGTCAGCCCCTCGCGTTCCCGCCTGTGGATTTCCCGCACCTGGGTGTTCCATTCTTCCTATATATACGGAAAATCAAAAATGTGCCGAAAGCCGCCTTTATGTCTGTTTCTGTTTTCTGTGTTCTGCATGAAATTTTGCATCTGCTCTTAAGTGACAAGTCGAACAAAGTGCAATCAGATTTTCTGGTCTGCAATCTTCCGGGATGTGGTTCAAATGGTGAACCGTCAATGTCCGTCTGTGTGTGTCAAACGGTTCTCCCGGCTTCCTGCATTGCAGCTTGCACTCCGGGTTCTGACAAATCCACCCGGCAGATTCTTTTATTCCATATGCAATCTGTTTCCAATCGGCAGGATACCTATGTTTTTCCATTGGCATCATGCTCACCGTCCTTTGACCGTCTGTTCCATATTATTGCTGCACAATGTTCTGACGGAAAATATTTGATGTTCCTGCCTATGCAGTACCTTCTCTTGCACCGTGGCACAAATCTGTCCGGGTGGAATTTGTCGCCCTTATTGATGATTTCAGCTTCCCCACCGCAAAACGGACAAGGTTTCAGTTTTTCCATGTTTTATCCTTTCTGAAAACAGATGAATAGCTTCATACTCGCGTCATCTTTTTCTTCTGCCCAGCTCCACGATCCGGATCCCCGGCGGCGTAAAGTCCACCCCCGCCGGCGCCTTCTGCATCTTGATGCAGTGGGCGTCCAGGAAGGCCATGAAGCCGTCGATCTTCCGGAACTTGTTCCGCTTCGTGGGCATCCAGTTCTCCTTATCCAGGTGCCGGCGCTCCGCGCTGATCCGTACATTATCCGTGTACCACTTCAGCATCGGATCCTGGTTGCTCACCACCTGCCCCGCCAGCAGCAGCTCCTTGATGTCCTTCATCGGGTCGTTCAGGGTGATCGGCCCCTGCCGCACCACCTGGCAGTCAAAGGCCGGATAGTCCGCCCCGCCCGTCTTCAGCATCTGCACCAGCCGCGTGGCGTTGGCCGGGTCGTAACCGATCGTCACGATCTCGTACTTCTTTTCCTGCTCCACAAACCAGGCATGCACATCCTCCTGCTGTACATATTCTCCCGGCACGATGGTCAGGTACCCCTTCATCTGCAGCCCGTAGTAGTCGATCTTCTCCTGGTCCAGGTCCACCTTCCGCTGCGGCACCCAGCTGTGCAGCAGCACAAAGATCCGCCCGTCATCCAGCGGGAATTCCAGGGCCGCTGCCGTGAAGTCCTCCCGGTTGGACAGGTCGAACCCGCCGAAGCACCGCCGGCCCAGCAGGCTTTCCTCCTCCACCCGGTCCCGGTTCCGGTTCAGCACTTCCGGCTGCACAAAGGCCATGTCGTCCGCGTTCACCATGATGTCCAGCTGCTTGCAGATGAAGTCCGCCCGCTCGCTGGGGATCGCCTTGGCCCGCTCCCACTGCTTGATCAGTTCCTCCAGGTCCAGCGTCACGCCGATGCCGGGGTTCGCCTTGATCCAGTTCTCCGGATCCTCAATATCATCCTCCGGATCCAGCTCCGCGATGAAGGCAAACATCCGGTCCCCGACCTCCGGCAGCAGTTTCCCTTCCATGGCGTCCGTGAACAGGTCGTAATAATACGCCAGCGGCCCGTCGATCACCGTGCCCATGGTGGTGATGTAGATCACCATGGGCTGCCGCCGCTTCACGGTCTTCCGCTTGATGATGTTCAGCAGCTTAAAATCCCGGTATTCATGGATCTCGTCAAAGATCGCCCCGTGGGGGTTCAGGCCGTCCAGGCGCTTGCTGTCGCTGCTCCTGGGTTTGATGCTGCTCTGCAGCTTGTCGTAGTATACCCCGTCCCGCAGCGGCCGGAACCGCTTCGCCAGCGCCGGGCTCGCCTGGATCTGCCGGCTGCACTCCCCGAAGGTGATCCCCGCCTGTTCCTTGCTGTTGGCCAGCAGGTAGATGTCCGCGCCCCGCTCCTCATCCTTGCAGCTCAGGTACGTGGCGTTCCCGGCCATCATGGTGGATTTTCCGTTACCGGTGCCCACCAGGATCAGGCCCTCCCGGAACCGCCGCAGGCCGGTCTCCTTGTGCACCCATCCGTATAGATTGCACTCGATGAAGCACTGCCAGCCCATCAGCACCATCCGGTCGTAGTCGCCCTTGGTGGGCACCAGGAACCGTTCCATGAAGTCCACCGGCCTCCGGGCCTTCTCCTCGTCAAACATCCAGGGATAGTCCGGATCACTTTGGCTCTTTTCCAGGTCTTCCAGGAACCGCCGGCACGCTGCCTTCACCTTTTCACAGGCCCGGATCCGTCCCGCCAGTACGTCTTCCGTGTAGGCGAAGCAGCGCTGCACCGCCGTGCTCTCCTCCTCC